GGAAAGGCTCAGCGGCGTGGAAGCGGTTGAACTCGGCCTTGGCTTCGGCCTCGACTTCACTGGTCGAAGCTTGATCCATGGCGTTGATCTTGGCGACCTCTTGCAGCTTGAGCATGTCGGCCAGCTCGGCTTGCAGCTCCAACAGCTCAGCACCCTTGGCCTTGATGCGGTTCATCAGGTCAATTTCTTCCTGACTCAGATCACGATAACCCTTGATCTTGCGATGTTGGTTTTCCATTATTTTTCCACCTTACCCAGCCCGCCCTCTTTGGCGTCGCCGGTCAGTTGAGGCAGTTGCTCGGTGCCGGACTTGTTGCCTTTCTTGTCCTGAGCCTCAGCTTTGACCGAACGCTCTTGAGCGTGGGCAAACACAAAGCCGCCTTTGACCAGCTTGGAATCTTTGAACTGCTCGCGCCAGGCGTCCCACAGGTCTTTCGGCACGTCATGGGTGATGCCGTGGCCAGTGCCCTGAATCAGGTTCTGGTTCCAGCCGTTGATTCGGAACTCGGCTTCCTTGCCGCCCACCTGGGCCGACATAAGGATGCCATTCGGAAGTTTACAGCCGATTGTTACAGTGCTCATTCGTTTCTCCAGCAGTAAAGGCGGGGCCGAAGCCCCGCGCTATGTTAGGTCAGAATCAGACTGGCGACCATCAGAGGGCGATAGATGATCGCGCCAACGGTGCCTTGGCTGCGCTTCTGCTGCCAGCTCGACAGACCCAGCACCATCGGATGCACGCGCATCTTTTCGGTGAAGGTCGGCTCAATGGTGCGAACTCCTTCGTACTCGTCGGCGATCATGTACACCAATTCGCCGGCAGGGGTGGACAGTTCCGGCGCGGTCTCAATGCGCAGGTTCGGGAAGTTTTTCTTGAGCTGATCAACCACGTTGACGTTGTACTGGTTGGTTTTCAGCAGGTTCACTTCGTTCTGCGGCGACAGCAGCAGTACACCGGCGAAGTCGCGGTCGATCAGGCCCTTGGTTTGACCGACCAAGCGGCCATACAGCGCACCCTGAACCGAGGCAAACACCTGGTCAGCAGTCAGCGCGTCCCAATCAGAACCCGGCAGCGAAGCCGACAGCGACGGATCGTTCAGGATGCCGTAGTTTTGCAGGCCGGATACGCCGTAGAAATACGACTTGTTCTGAAACTTGTTCAGCACCAGCGCGGCAGCGATCTGCTTACGGGCTACCCAGTCCAGCTTAGCGGCACCGGCACGCTCTACCTCACGCTCGCCCACTTCGACGATGGTCTGGTAGTGGTACGGCTGGCGGTTTTCCCAGTTGACGTTCGCGCCCGACATGCCGTTGGTGCCGAAGTCGTCATAACTCGACACTTCACCAGTCGATTCTGCAATCGGGAATTGCAGGTTATCGTCAACCCAGGTGCCTTTCTTGGTCTCTCCGAAGATCTGCGCGGCCTTCATCGGCTCAACAGCGATCTCGATGACGCGCGGATCGACGTAAGTGGTGAATAAGGCCAGGATGCCGGCGTTCGGGGCGGTGATCAGGTCGGCGTCGTTGGCAACGGTGGCGCGAGCCATGTTGTCCAGCTCTCGCGGCTGAAAACCAGTTTGATACACGATGCCCGCATCTTGAGCGAGCGCGTGAAAGTTCAGTTTCTCAGACATTTGCGCGCTCCTTAGATAGACGCTTTGGTGATTTTGACCAGCTCGCCGGCGGTCTTGGCTTCTGCGGCCTTGAACCCGGTAGCAATATTAGGAACTGGTGTGACAGCGCCATTATCGGCAGCAAGAGTAGGCGCGCCCGTTACAGGGTCCGCATACACGGCAGCGCCAACAGTGGAGTCGCCGCCCAGCACGCAATAGAAATCGCCATCGGTGAACAGGACGGTCTCGCGGCCAGCCGGGACAACCATGCTAGCAGCCTGACCCAGCGGGACAATGGCTTGGTTGTTGCGGTGAACGAAGCCCACGCGGCGGCCAGCAGCGTTAGCTGGGTACACCAGGCCGGTAGCCAGGTCGGCAAACGCGAAGTACCCGACAGTGATTGCGGCGGCAGTGCGCAGCGAGCCTTCTCCGGCCAGCATTGCATTGCGCGGGTTGGTAGATGCGAAGTCACCGGCAACGGCACGGGACGGATCGCGGTTCAGAGTCTGTTGAAATGCCATGATGGTATCCCCTTAGGCTTTACGGAAGCGGCTGGTCAGAGCCGAAGGCTCGTGCATCGCAGAGTCAAGCGCGACCTGCGGGCGTTTGGATTGCGAGGTGGCCATGCTGACAAGCTGGGCCAGGCCGGCTTCGTTCACGCCGTCACAGGCGATGCCTTTCTGCTTGAGCGCGTAGGCGTAGATCGCGGAGGCGTCTTTGAAGCCATCCAGGGCGATACGGCCCACCAGCGGCTCAACCTTGTCTCGTGCGGCATACTTGCCCTCGATGCGGGCCTGTACGCTGGCAGCAATGGCGTCGACGTCCATGGCGGTCTCTTTCTTCGGCTCATCTTCCACTTCTTCGGCCTCTTCGTCTTTCTCGTCTTCAGCAGGCTTATCAGCGCCGCCTTCGGGTTTTTCCGGCACTTCGTCCTCAGCAGCCTTGCCGCCCAACATCTCGACAATGGCGTCATAGTTGTCGCCGGCCAGTTCGCGCAGCTTGGCTTCGTCGAAACTCGGCTTGTGCTCGATGTTTTCCGCAACTTCGCGGATTACTTCTTCGACATCGCTATCGTTAGCAATGCCACCCTTTGCGAGAGTTTGCAGCTTGGCCGCGACTCGCTGTTTGGTGCCTTTTTTCAACATATGGAACTCCAGTTCTAAAGGTAGTTTGTCCGAAATGATGGCATCGCGGCCAATACGTCCACGCGCGACCAATGCCACATGGTTGCCGTGGATGTCAAGCATAGTACCATCATAAGCCTCGCCCTGAAACTCACCCGGCACCATGTTTGCTTTGTACCAATAGGACGCCGATAGTTCGGCCATCTTCTCGGATTCGATAAGTTCGATTGCCTCGGCATCCCATACGGTGATATCGCCGTAGACTTTACCGTCTTCATATTCGATATTGCTGCCGACAGTGCCGATGACAAGTTCCTTCTCGGGTTTCTTGCTATCGACATACTCATGTTTGATCAGCAGTTGCTTGCCCTTGAACGTATCGGCGCCGCTTTCCAGTGCGGACGGGTCGCGCAGCAGTTTGTAGACTTTATCGGGGTCTAGGCCAAGTTCCAGATAGTCGGGGATCTCGCGCCCGAAGTATGGGTTTACGGCGGCTTTGCTTAGGACGGTGCGCGCGACCTTCAAATGCCCCGACTCGTCTTTGGAGCGCTGGCTATCCAATGCAAGTTTTTCATTCATGTTCAAAACTCAATAATGCTGCGAGAAACACAGCCGCAATTAATCTTCTCGCCGGCCTGGATGTACTCGCCGTCAATATAGCAGCCTTTGGCAATTTCAAACACTTTGTTGTTTGCCTTGACGTGAGACTGGCGCGGTTCTTTCGCTGCATGTGAGTGTACCCACACTGCGCGTTTTATTCCAAGTTCTTCCCGCCTTGCCTTCTCAATAACGGCGTTAGCCTTGTTACTTTGGTCCTTCGCAATCAACTTCGCCCGATTCCGGCTAATACCGTAAGCGTGCTGCAAGTTGTTAGTCAGCGTGGCCAAGTCAAAACCCGCGTTAACCGCCTCGCTAACGTACTTCTCAACTTGCCCCAGGTACTGCGACGGAATAGAGCGGATCAAGCCGACATTCATGCCCATAGACGCCTGCAATGCTTCGCGGGTCTTGTCAGTCAGTTGCAGCTTGACCGTAAACCCATGCTGACGCATCTGCCGCTTCAGGTTGCCGTCATAGTGTTTCAGGCTGCCTTTGATGAAGCCACGCGCAATGTTCTCGCCCAAGTCGCCAAGCTTGGCTATCCAGCGGATCATCAGGGCACGAATGGCGTTCTCCAGCGGGTGCGCATCCAGCGCCACTGGCTGCACCGGCACGTCCTTGTACCGCTCGACCTCGGCCAGCACCTCGTCACGCACCTGGCGCAGCAGGGCGTTAAGCTCTGCGCGGTACTTGGCCTGTAATCCGGCGTTTGGCCGGATTGGGCGTAGGGTGACTGATTTGCGGGTGATCATTCTTCACCAAGGCCGGACATATCAAAATCAGGCTCAGGCATCTCCGGCACGTCTTCCACAACGATGTTCGAGTAATCGCTAGCCGGGTCGTCGGCAAGCGTCTGCCGCGCCTCTTCCTGGGAGATGATTCCGCCGTCCACCAGGGTAACGCTGGTGCGGGCCTTGATCTCGCCGATCTCAGCCAACTCCTTGCCGTCCATCTGCTTAAGCGGCTCAAACTCCCAGCGAATCGACTGATCAACCTCACCGAACAGGCTTAGCTGCATCAGCTCGCTGATACGCTCGATGACGGGGCGGATGTGCGCCTCGTTCTGCGCGCTGATGTAGTCGCGGTATACCTCGATTTCACCCTCGGCGCTGGCATTCAACCCGGACGGCGTGACGCCCAGCAGCTTGACCAGCGGCGTATGAGACGGCGCGGCCATCTGTTCCTGTGCCTGGCGCAGCAACTCAGGCAGGCCAGTCAGCGGCGTGTTGATCTGGCTGATTTCCTCGGCGTCCTTGTCCAGCAGCATCAGGCCGGTATTGTCGCGGTACTTGTTGAACAGGCCAGCGCGCAGCAGGGTGTTCGGGTCGTTCTCGCCCGCGAGGATGCTGCTCATATCCGTGGCCAGGATGGTCAGGCTGAACGCATGCACCAGCTCGGCAATGCTATCGGCAGTCCGCTGGTAGCGCTGCACATACGGCATCATGAGTTGCAGCATAGAGATGCCGCCGAAGTTATAGGCTGGCTTCAGCATGTCAGGCACGGGCCGCATGATGACGGTGATCAGTCGGTCGGCATGCACGTCCTGGCCCATGACGTACCAGCGCTCGGGGACAAAGAAGTCTTTGCGGGTCGGGTCGTTGGCGTTGTACGCGCTCGGAGTAGACCAGATTGGCTCAATGACACTGAAGCCACGCAGCGCGCCTTTCTTGACGCCAATGGGGCTTGTAACGAACGGCAGCGACGTGTCGGCGTGGTCAAGGTCGATGAACACTTGGGCGCGTCCCATGGTCATTTCCACTTCGATGACACGCTGAATCATGCTGCGAATGTCGTGGCGCTTGAACTCAGTTTCGAGCGCTTCGATTTTCTCGGCGCGGATTTCAGCGTCGGCGTCGTTTTCGTCATCGCCCACCGGCACGAATTTCCCCCACTTGCGGGTCATCTCGGTGGCGGTGGTCTCTGGCACGCTGCGGTAGTCGCTCGACTGGCTCAACATGGCCAGCTGCGGATAGCCCACGAACGCCGGGAAGAAGTTCGCGTCCTGCTCGCCGGCATATTGGTAGATGCTGGAGCAACTGTCCTGGGCTACGGGCGCGGTCTTGCCTTGGGGCACTACGCCTGCGGGCAGCCAGGGGGCTTTGTATTCCGGCGCTTGTTTTGGCGCGGACTGCTCGGCCAGCATGTGCTGGGCCAGGCGCAGGCGCTTCTTTTCAAGCTCCAGCCTCTCGCGCTCCAGCTCAATCGCAGGGTCAGGCTTGCGCCGGAATAGGTTAATCATCTTAGTGCCTCTGGGTTGATTGTCATGCTGCCAGATACCGGCGCGTACGCCATTATAAAGGCATCTGCCATGTTGGGCGATGGTACTTCGCGCTTGGCCAGGTCTTTCTTGGACTCTACCTTGACCTTGCCATTGTTGTCGAACTCTCGGTGAGGCGTGGCAAGCTCCATCTTTATCTGTTCCAACTTAGGTGTCTTGCTGCAAATGCTGATTAACTCATCGGCTTTGTACTTTGGCGGCTCCTTACCTTCTCGCAATGCCTTTACAACCTGATAGGTCAGGCGGAAGCGGTCAGCAACAAGCCACCAAGCTTGGCTTTTGGCTCCCGAGAAAAAGTCTTCATTGGTGGTCTTGTATTCGTAAATCGCCTTTGGCTTAACAACTTTTCCTCCAGCGTTGAACTTGGAGTATCGCAATTTGTTGGCGGACGACTGATTTTGATTCAGCTCGGCAATATATGCGCCTGCACTCGCACCAACACCAATGCAGTCGTAGATGATATGCGCGCCATACTTCGAAGCACTGCGATATGCGCGAGTGGTTGACTTTAGAAGCTCGTCCTCCCGGCCCGACCATTCGTCCGCATCAAATACAAGTCCGCCTTTTCGAGTAACGGTCGCGCACTTGTCCGCGCCGTCGTCGGCAATATCATAGCCGAGGAAATATGTGCCCTCTGCAATCTCTGGTATTAGCAAGTGCGCATCAACTGCCGCATTGATCCAGTCCGCTTTAATGATGCTCGACTCGTCGTCAAGCAAATAATGACCTTCCCAGATGTGGTTATATAGCGAGGCCGGCATTGTCTCCTGATCGTGTTTTCGCTGTTCTTCCAGTTCTGGCGGGAAGTATGGGTTATCCGAATGATTGATGCACACTGACATTGTTCGTGGCGGGAAAGGCCCATTGATGAAGCTTTCCGCAACCCAGCTTGCGGGGCTCTTCGGGTTTAGCACTATCCAGAATTCAGAACCAGGCGCACGGATAGTCGGTATAAGACCCTGCCAGCTTGAATGCGGAATATCCTCGGCCTCTTCGACAATGCACAGGTCGATTTGCGCCATGGACTTAATAGACGAAATATTGTGGCGCAGCCCCCTAAACAGAAAAGTAGTTCCGTTTTTCCCTTTTATGTAATCGACGCCAACATCATAGTGAGCGGCCAGCCAGGGCTGCGACTCAATGGAGTTCTTTATCTCAGCGTGCATCGATTCCTTAATCGATACCTGAAGCTCTCGAGTGCATAGAATTCGCAGGGGTTCAATATAACCCCATATCGCGGCCATCAGGGCAAAGCTGAAACTTTTGCCGCTCCCCCTTCCCCCGTAGGCAACCCTATACCTAAGCTCGCCCCGCTTAGGGGCGAACAGTGGTATTAGCTTTGATGGTAGGTTAATCCTTGCGACGGTCAATTTCTCTTACCTTAAAAAACATTGAGAGCTCTCTCTCGCAATATCTTGCGCTCTTTGAAACATTATCACTAGCCCACAATGGTTGCAGGTTCGTGTAATGACAAAGCATTTCCACTTCTCTTTCGTTTTTTGCTGCCGAGAATGGAAGCTTGTGATCTAAATGCCACTCCCCATAGTTATCCCAAGTCATTCCTTCTTTAAACTTGCTCTCGATATATGAGATCAGCTCTTCTTTAGAGCATCCAAGCAAAGCGAATGTTTTGGTTTTTTTAGAATAACCTTTCTCGAAAAATGCCGCCCATACTCGCTTTCGGCACCTTGCGACAAATCTGTAGTGAGGGTCGGTCTTTAGTCTGCTTAAGTGGTATTCGCCGGACTTTTTACTGTTAGCGTCCCGGTCGCTCCAGTATTTGGCTTTCCTGTACTCTCGAAACGTCTCGATGTTGTCAAGATAATACTGTCTCGATCTTGCTTTAGCCCGATCTTTGTTGCCTGCGTGCCAGTCTCTGCTGGCCTGTTTTAGGTGCTCTGAATTTATTTTGTAATACGAAGCGCGATAAGCGCGAGTGCAAGGGATGCAGCGACTAACTTTGCCGTCTTTCTTGGTTTTATCGTTGTGGAAATCAGAAAAAGGCTTTTCAGCCCTGCAAGAGGTGCATACTTTCATTTTGAAACCCCGTCAAAGGCCGTCTGTTGAGGATGTGGCAGCGAGGGTGACGAACCCCTCGCACGGCTTGCAAACCGCTGCCACACAAACAGTATATCAGTCCTCCAGGTTTGGCGCGACCAGCTCGATGCGCGTCGGACTCATTGAACCATCCGGCGAAGTATGCGCCTGCTCGATCTTGTCAGAGTATCCATGCTTGGTGAGCATCATCTTTGTAATGGCCGGGTTAAACGTGCCAGACAGCCCGTTATTGACCAGCCCCTGATGCTGCAACTGCTCTACACGCATAAAGATGCTCAAAAACTCAGGACTAACTTCGTCGTTAGCCCAGTTGTATATCGTGTTTGTGGCAACTCCAAGGGACAGTGCCAGGCCTACAACAGTGGGGACAACATCCCCAAGCTCTGCGTAGTTCTCGACGTAGTATTCAGCCTTGGACTGCATTTCCTCTGAATACTTGCTAGGCCTTGCCATCTTCAATACCCATTCAAACAGTTAACGTAAACACGATCCCGAAACGCCTCGATGATGATCCGGCGAATCTTAACCTGGTGGTCGCCGTTGAACACCTGCACGGTGTAGGCGTCCTCGATGATGCTGCGACCGTACTCGCTGCTGACCATGTTGAGCATATGTTGCTTCGGAATGCCGTTCTGGCGCTCCTGCATGATGCTGCGTGCGGTAGCTGCAACCATGGCGCAGCCTTGGGCGCGTTGGTTCCAGTCGGCCATGGCTGGCGTGGTGATCAGCAGTGCGGCAAGTAGTGTGATAGTTCGCATGTCAGTTACCTCGCCACACATGGGCAATGTTCAGCGGAACAGTCCGGGCAGTGTAGCATGGGGCCGGCGTTGGTTGTTAGGGATGGGGCTTTGTCGCCAGTGGCGCCCCTACCACCGCAAAGGGAAACACTCTGTTAGAGCTTCACAGAGCCAAACCTTAGCTGGCCGCTTGACCCAGAGTCGCAACGGCTTGGAGAACCGTTTCAGCGTTGTTCTGGAGCCTAATCCATCTAGTCGGCAGCGTGCCTCACCACTAGCGGATATTTGGCTGGCACGGCAGGACTATTTACCATTCCTGCCGTACCGATCAGATCTACGTTGCTTGCTGTACTTGCTTCTTGCATACAGTCTATGCGCCTCCCTACAAAGATCACATCTGCAACCTTTGATGTACATAGAGTTTGTTCCGTGCTGGGAGGATCTTCCAACATGTCTCCTCTCGGCAACATTGCACTTGTGGTGACTAAACGCAATGTTATCTAGGTCAAAAAACATCTTTACCGGATCTTCACTGTCAAGCCATGGCACCTTGTGCTCAATAGTGAAGTTTTCCCTTGTCATCCCCATACCACACTGGAAGCACGCATTCCCAGATTTCTGCACAAATGAAAACAAAATGTCTTTAACGAGACGATTACTAGCTGTGCTTGGGTTCATACCAAGCTGAGTTTGCTTCTTCAATGACTGACCTCGGTCGTCTATTTTCTAAATGCTGGCACGCCCGGACTCGAACCGGGAACCTCGGAGTTAACAGCTCCGCGCACTACCATTGTGCTACATGCCAAAACTGGTGCCCATCCTAGGACTTGAACCTAGCTCTGCCGCTTACAAGGCGGCTGCATCGCCATCTATGCTTGACGGGCTTTGTATAACTATTCGGCTGGTGACTGCTTGGGATTCGAACCCATAAGACTTACGCCTGCTTTCGGTGGCGCCACCTAATCGCCTGCCGCTCCGCACTCTGGCGGCGCCCCTGATCCCCGTGAGGCAAACCGCAATCACCATGCGAATAGTTGCCGGTCTTCCCCGGCTGCCACCGATCTTCGAGCTGTCGGCGCTTTGTGCTCAGGTAAATGGCAGTGATCTCAACTGCGATCCACCCGTGTCATTTCCGGCAAATATCCGAGCACACTACCATTATACAGCGCTATTTAGTGGGGCGCGAAACGAATTTAATCTCCGTATTGTCGTTTACTGCCCACGAGCTACTGCCATCAAACTCAATAACCCAATGACCTTTCGCAATGAACGAATGAAGAGTCAGTTTTCCTACCATCCCTTTACGGTCTCTCCATCCATAATTGTCACTATGCACAATCTCAACTTCCATGCCTTCGCGCCATGTTGACTGGTCTTTTGGATCAGGCAGCTCTACCGCTTCCCGCTTGATCAGCTTAAACCCTTCATCGGCTAGCCTCTGAATCAGACTTGCGCGCTCTTCCTCCAGCGCTTCGACGGCGCGGTCGATTTCCGTCACACGGTCGCGCCATTGCAGCGGGCCGTCAACTGGTGCCGTCACTTCTGGAGTTTCGGAATCTACCGACTCATTCACGTGATAGGCCATCACGTCGAAATGATTCCCGGTGTGAATCCAATGCAGATTCTCTGAGAACTTGCCCATAACCACTTCACCAGAGCGTAGGCGCGCATCCACCAGGGTGCACAAGTCGAACGGATTTTTGCGCCCGCGATGCCGAATCCACCCCTGCGCATTGGCCTTTTGCTTGCTCATCTTGGCGCGTTCGGCTTCCCATTGGGGGCGTGTGACTATGGCTATCATCCAATCATCTGCAAGCGTATAGCGCTCAAATGTATGCCTTACATGATCACCTATTCCAGGCAAATGCAGTGATCCTTCAGATGCTTGACCTACATCCAGAAAACCCTCCGGCCATTCCTTCAGCTCTACCGCCAGAATCTCGACCAGTTTCTTGCCTGATTGCTTTTTCATTTGATCTCTCCAGATTCATGCGCCAGGCATTCCAGCGCAAATTGAACCAAGTATGGCGCGGGCCTGTATCCGTCCGATTTAGGGTCAGTCAGGTAATACCTCATCATGCGCGCAGATATTCCGATTGTGCCCGCCGCCCTATTCTGGCTAATCCCAGCTTGCTCAAGCAGCCCGCGCAGATAGCGCGGGTCTGGGTTGTGGCGGGAGGAGTCGGGCCTCACCAGATACGCTCTAGAACTTGAACCGCATACTGATAGTCGAGGCTATCGCGGCCTACGTCGGCATCTTGGTCGTCGCTCTCCAGGCGCAGAACGCTGCCCATGCTGTCAGTCTGGCCAACCTCGATTTCGGCATTGGGGAATGTCTTGGCCAGCGCTTCGGTGGCGAGCTTGCGCCATTCGGCGTGATCCTGTTCGGTGGCGTCATTGCCAATGTTCAATTCGCCGCTGGTGATTATGATTTTGGTGATGGCCATGGCTGTTGTCCTCTTTTCGCCTCGCCGTTGTGGCTGGCATGTGCGTAATATAGGCAGCCACTGCCTATATGTAAAGCACTATTTTATCCGTTCGTCGCCTTTAGCTCTCGCGTCTTCGCCCTGTATTCCTTTGCGATCTGCTGTAGATCGTCGATGGTGTAGCGCTTAGGCTCATGCTTCCCTTCCAACCATTCAACTGCATCAGCTCCAATCCTGCGCAATAGCTCTGCCCTGTAGTTCACGATGTCGCCGCTTTTGTGGTTGTTGCATGGAGCGCACTGCTTCCAGGCGTTCAGCGGCTCATATCGCAGCTCAGGGCTTCCGGCGACGGTTCTATAATGCCCGGCGTGGTATTGCCCCTGGTGATGCCTGCCGCAGCTAACGCATGGCAAATCACGGTCGCGCTCTCTTACCCATGCGTTGAATGCGGTTTGCGCCTCCCTGGCGTAGTCTGCTCGCGTTTTCAGTCTCTCCCGCGCCCGCCTTGTCTGCTTGCGTTCTTCCTTGGCTAGCTGCGCCTCCTTACGCTCTCTCGCCTGCCTGGCCATCAGTAGGCCGCACGCAGCCGAGCACACTACCTGCATGCTGTTATTCGGCTGGAATGACTCACGACAGGCGCGGCACTTCTTGGGCTTTAGGGGCTTCATGCTTTTCTCCGGCCTGATAGCGCGACTACAAACCAGAAAACAGGCCAAAGAATAGCGGCTCGAAAATGATTGACCCTTGATTTGAACTTCACTGTATGTAAAAGGGTATAAATTCCAGCGTAGCAGTAAAATATCAGCCATAAAATAGGATCATTCATGCTGGCGCACCCTCACTCAAAATATCGTCAAACACAACGCCATTCTGCTCAAACTCGGCAACGATCTGCTCAATGTAGACCGCTCCCTGCGCCCGGTCGAATAGGCGTGTCACTGGGAAGCCGTCCGGCCCAAATAAAGCGCACGGCCCCATAAGTTCCAACTTAGTCTCGTAGGTCAGATTGAGAAACGATACATTCCACCCGTGCCGAAATTCCTCGCACGCCTTGCGCATGATTGGAACGCCGATGTGAAGCTTGCACCACTTGCGCACGTCTTCCACGTCGCCCATCTGCGTCATCTGCGCTATACGCTGGTACATGGCGAAGAACATCGCGTTCTGGTCTAGCGTTCTGTCTTTGCCGGGGCGCAAGCTCACGACAACGTACTTCTTTTCGCGGTACAGCTCAGTAAGGCGCTTGATTGCCTCACTGAGCCGCGCTGGGCTGTTGACTGCGATTTTCTCAGCCATGCCTAGGCACCCGTCGAACCATACGCCCCATCGCCGCGCATAGTCTCCTCCAGGCTACCAACCTCCACGCATGCGCCGTGATAGCAGGGCACGACCACCAACTGAGCTACGCGCTCGCCTGCGCTGAACTGCCAGGGCGCGTCACCGTGGTTGATCAGCAGGACGCCTAGTTCTCCCCTGAAGTCTGAGTCGATCACGCCAGCGAGAACGTCAATACCGTGTTTCAGCGCCAGCCCCGAGCGTGGCTTGATGATGCCAACCATGCCATCTGGAATGGCCACGCTCAGCCCGGTTTTGATCAGCAGGCGCTGCCCTGGGTAGATCGTCGCGCCGGTAACTGCGCACAGGTCATAACCGGAGCTTCCCGGTGTCGCCTGTTCTGGAATGCGTGCGGCGTCATAAAGTTTCGTGACGTTCATTATTGCTATTCCCCTTTGGCTTTGGCGATGGCGGCGATGGCCTTGCTGTGCATTTGTCCCTCGTGGTCGCCAAGCTCAAGCCACTGCACTACTTCATCAAGTGCCTCAAGCAATTCAGGAGCGGCAGCGATTAGCTGGGCGTTTGCCCTGGCCTTTTTAAGCCCTTTACTAGGCGATTCCTCGCATCCGTAGGCCATTGCAATCCCTTCCCACGATTTATAGTCAAGGTCACGATCCCCACTTGGCGCGTCGATACATACCCACTGTTCGAGAAAATCACTAGCCCCAACTTTCCACGGCCCTGGCGTATGCTTAATTTCCATTCTTGCGATCCCCTCTTGATGTGTTGATCAGTGGTTTCTGCCCATCGTCAAGCGTCCATTCCTGTTCTCGCTTGCATCCGCTACATATGCGACGGGAGAGGCTGCTAAGCGATACCAGAGGCGCTCTGCAATAAGGGCAGGGCTTGCCTAGTAGGCTCATTGGTGCGCCACCATAGCTGCGTCTATGGCCTTTTCTAGATTATCAAAATCATCCGGGTCTACTCGCAGGATGTTCATCCACTGGCAGGAATCCCCTTGATTCAATAGCAACTGGAAACAGCGAGCGTCATTGATCACAGCATCCAACGCCTCGCCTATCATGCGCGGGGTTATGCCGAAGTCCTCTAGCGTGCGGTTGCCAGTGCGGTCGCGGCGCCAGTCGTTGTAAGTGCGCAGGATCTCGATATTAGTCATTTGGATTGCTCCCGTGACATAGCTGCGTCTAGATGATCTCCCCTTAATGGCTCAGGATCATCGGAGTTATCAAACACGGCAGGCCATCCACTGCCATCCCTGAGCTGGCGATACCGCTCCGCATCTTTTGCCATGCGCCTAATCTGCTCTTGAATCGAAACATCACCGCCGTCCGGCAAATCCATATAGGCCACGCCAGGGATTGCCGCAGTGACCTCAGCGATAACATCCAGTGCGTTCGAGTACCACTCGGTTAATGTGCCGACCTGAATGCGCAACGACTCAAGCTCAGCCAATGCGGCGGCGCGCTCGGCTGCAACTTTGCCGATCTCTTCGGCAATGGCGTCGTTCTGCCGATCCAGTCCTTCGCAAGTGGCCTGAAGCCTGTCGCACTCATCCAGCAGCGAGAGGACGGCGGCTGGATTAGCGGCGGCGATGAAAGCTGAGTTTACCGGGACGACCTCTGATGAATCACATACGTATTCATCTTGGTTATCACGCACCTCACCCAGCCCATTGGAAACATACCACGGCCCTGCATTTGCCGCCTCTGCCAGCATACGCAGCTCGGCCTTGCTCAATTCATTCGTCATCTTCGCTCTCCATCCCACTAATCCAGTTATCTATCACCAGCACCAATGCGCTGAACAATAGCGCCATCATTACCATGATGATGGTTAGCCATTGGCCGGCGGTCATCACAAAATGTCCTGGTGAACCCAAACAATAAAGCCTCTGTCAGTAAGCATTTTTCTGTAAACGTGAATCTTCATCTCTACATTTTTAATTGCTGAAGGCATTGCCTTGAATGGTCTCACGGTAGGAGGCGGAAGCTCTGCGTGTTTAAATTCATCTCCAATGCAAGCAATGAATTTACCGTCAAGCGGTCCGCCAATGCACTCGTATTCATTTTTATCTGTCATTGCTCTACCTTCCTATATCCAGCGTCGTATAGCACTTCAGCCAGCCCGCGCTCCTCATTAGCAAACCTGCCGATAGTACGGCTCCATACCTTTACCATCGCGTCCACAGCCTTCTCCCGCTCCTCTGCTGCTATTTGCTCTGGTGTGCGGATAGGGCGAATCTCGTGAGCATGGCAGCCAGTGTAGCCATCATTGTGAGAAACAACCGCTACCATGCCGTCATGACCGACTACGCGACCACCAAGCCAGCCGTATTGAGCGGAAAGCCATTCGATGTAAGTGCCCACAGGAGGCAGGCCATCGCCAGACCAGGTGGATGGGCGCTCAGTCACGACAACGCCTTCAGTCTCTTTGACTTCACTGATAACCGCATAAAATCCATTTTCCCGAACATAGCGATCACCAATAATTTGATAGAAGTGGCTGTAATCACCCCAGTTAATGTGGATGTCATAACCTGGCTTTGCTTCACTCCAATCAATCTCGCTCATTTCATTTGCTCCCCGATAGAGGCAGCGGCCCGGACGATGGCGCGTCGAGTTGCCTTCATCTCGCCACACAGCACGTCCTCACCGAAAGCCGGCCCATATGGGCTATGCCAGCACTTTCCTGGCTCAACAGTAAATCCGAGCTTAACGGCAAGGCGAAGCGCATCGCCGTCATCATCAAGCGGTCGCCACAAGTTGCCATCTCTGATTTGCATGCCAATAAACGGCTGCGTCATTACTACATCAAGCCCAGCAGCACGCGCGGCCAGCTCCAGCAATTCACGATCAGTTTTGTCTGTCATTTGAATCTCCTGTCAAAGAGTGTCGAGATATGAGCGCCAGGCAGTGACAAGCTGCTTTTCGGATGCCTCCTAGGCGCAGTCGAACTATAGCAAACGCCCAGCCACTTTCACATTCCGATTTTTCATTGATAATGCAAAAGTCATTACCTTGGCGACTACCCTGCTAAAAAATTGAATGCTGTTGCCGCCACTCGTGGAACCTGGCCATTTCCAATGGCTTTAAGTCTGTCCACCCTAAAGGCCACCCCATTATCAATTCGACCCATTCCGGCATCAGACGGCCACCCACGACCTGAGGGAGGCAATCCCCCGCCTTGCTTCCAGTTCGCTCCAGCCTGCTTTTGCCAGGAGACCTGTAGTCTCTCCTGACCGGAGTGGGCAACAATCCATATCCTGTCTCTTGGATGGGGCGCGCCAAGGTTGGATGCTGATATACAGCACCACTGCGCGTCATACCCCATTTCGGCAAGGTCACTGACGACCACTGCAAGTCCTCTGGAAATAAGGAGAGGTGAATTTTCCACGAAGACGAACCGAGGTCGTACCTCACCGATGATTCGCGCCATTTCTCGCCACAGCCCGGAGCGCTCCCCGTCGATTCCTGCGCCCTTTCCAGCGGCGGATATGTCCTGACAAGGGAAGCCTCCAGAAACCACGTCAACAATGCCTCTCCACGGCTTTCCGTCAAAACTGCACACGTCAGACCAAATCGGGAAAGCTGGGAGGGCTCCATCGTTTTGTCGTTGCGCCAGAACTTGTGCTGCGTAGGCATCACGCTCAACTGCGCAGACTGTTCGCCAGCCAAGGAGGTGTCCGCCGAGGATTCCGCCGCCTGCGCCTGCGAAAAGTGCGAGTTCTCGTAATCCTGTATTAGTGCTCTGCTGAATATCCATGACATTACTCAACTCCAATTGCTTGTGGCCAAATGCTAAGCACGCACTCAAGCGCCTCAGCGTGTGTCAGTGGGATGGTGGATACCATGGCGAACCGATAGCCTGGTAGCGTCACCTGCCAGCAGGTTTTCACCTGGCGTACCTTCCTCGGGACGGCGCTTCCTGTTCTTCCTCGCGATCCTGGGCGCAGCTAACGAACCGTGCGAACTCTCCCTGGAATTGCAGCAGGCAATATCCTGGCTTCGCATGGCGGCATTTCACCACGTCAATCTCCGTGATCCCGTTCTGCCCTCGGTCTGACTGCATATCGCGGTGCGCCATGATGATAACGTCCGCGTCCTGTTCAATCTCGCCAGAGTCACGAAGGTCGCTCATTTTCGGCTTGGCGTCGCCTCGCGTCTCGATGCTTCGGTTCAACTGAGCAAGCGCGACGATAGGGATGCCGAGTTCTTTCGCCAGCGCCTTGAGTCCACGACTGACTGCGCCAAGCTCTTGGTTGCGGTTCTGGTGCTTAGCGCTTGGGTCTGAGGCAATCAGGCCGATGTAGTCGATAACGATCAGGCTTAGCGGCTTGGCGCGATGCTGGAACCTGGCAATTGAACAGATTCGCGCAAAGGTCAGCGCAGGCTTATCGCAAATACGCACGTCAGCCTGCGAGACCTTGGCCACCGTCGCAGTCATGCGCATGATTGCGTCTTCATCCTTGAGCGCTTCGCCCGATTCGATCTTTCCTTGTGACACGGCAGACAGTGCCGCCAGAGAGCGCTTAGCCAATTCAGCCTGCGACATTTCCAGCGAGAATATCAGGCTAGAGCCGCCATGCTTGACGGCAATTTCATCGGAAAGGCCGACACCCAAAACCGTCTTACCAGTGCCTGGACGCCCCGCGATGATGGCCAAGTTCCCCGGTCGCAGTCCTTGGATGATCTTGTCTAGGTCAGGCAGATTGAAACCGAGCCCGATTGACTTCTCGCCATTGAATCGCGCCTCCATCTGGTCAAACACCGGGTTCATCGCCTCGGCCAGTGTAACTACGTCCGGCGTCTCTTCCTGGGCGGTCAGCTCAAACACCAATGCCTGAGCCTGGGCGATCTGCTGCGCCATCTTGCCGCGCTCCTGAGCAATCTCCATCAGTCGCCGGCCTGTTTCGTAGAGCGCCCGAGCCTTTGCCCTCTCCTGCACAATGCGGGCGTAGTGAACGGCGTTTGCAGCGCTCGGGACGTTGCTCCATAGCTCTCCAGCGTAAACCATCGTCAAATCGCCGCTGGGAAGCTCTGGGCGCACTTCTGCCAACGCCAGCGGGTCAGGTTTTACCTTCTTCGAGTGTAAGGCCAGGATCATGTTGTACAGCGCGCCGTTGTCGGCATAGCTGAAGTCAGTGTGAGCCAGGAATGCGCCTACCGTCTCGCATAGGTCTGGCTCTTTCATCAGGGCGCCTAGAACGCCGTGCTCGGCCTCCATGGCGATCAGTGGTCTTTCCATCAGTTCATCCGCTCCATCAGTTTGATTGCGTTTGCTGGCTTGGTCACAAAGTCGAAGTCTGCCGTCCAGCCCCTCGCGTTGTCGCCGCACCAGTGTCGGTCAGTCAGGCAGTCAGTGAAATACTGCCGCCATACCTCGATGCCCTTGCGGAATGGCTTGGTGCCCATGAAGTCAATCTCGCACATGGCTCTGATTTGCTTTTTGCGCTTTTCGTTCATCACGGCACACGCTGGGAACGTAGGCGGGCAAATCTCGTTGTACGCCTGTTGAACCTCTGCGTATTTCATCCTTGGCGCCTTCGGAAGCTCGTCCGGGTCGCTGTCAGGCGACAATGGCTTTTGATCTATTGGTTCTTGGTTATTGGTTAGTGGTTTATGGTTAGTGGTTAGGTGGCGATCCGTGCACGTTTCGTGCTCGATTCGTTCACGCTTCGCCCTTCTTGCTTCTTCCCTTGCAAGCGCTATCTCCTGATTTTTCAGAGACTTAGCTTGATAAGCCTCTATTTCATCCTTGACGCGCCGCTGTACGTAAAGACCATCCTCAAGGTCGAAGAACTTGCCCAAAACGAAGCGAACCGCAGCAATTTCTTCATCTGTGCGCGCCCATGTCCACTCGATTGCATCATCAAACGTGGGGAATCGTTCACGGTCATAGCACGCATCAAGCAAGAGCGTGTACGCTCCGTGCTCTAGCATCGAAAGGCGACCTGCCTTCTTGTGGTAGTCGCCGATATTGCGTTTGAAGTAGTGCATGGCGCCTCACTAGATCCCGAGCTCGTCCACGATCCGGTTAATGAAGCGGTCGTATTCCTCTACGCTGGCGCCTCGGTTATTTTCGTCAAATTCGCGCTTCAGTCTGGCGTACTCCTGCCATAGCTGATCCTCGCTGTAGTTGCGGCATTTCGGATTGGTGCCTTGGAATTTCTGAGTCATATATTCACCCAATAAAAAAGCCGCTTAGGTAGCGTGGTGTGGAAAGGACTATGGCGCCGACGATCCCCCGAGCTGTGAGAAACGCCATAGTCCGACCACGCTACCTAAACGGCCTGCGTGCTCAGGGGTTATCGTCATTTACCTCTTGCGCCCGCTTTCCACGGCAGGCGCAAGGGGAGTATATCAGAACAGGTCGTATTGGGTAGACTTCGCCAGTTCAAGGTTACGAATGGCCAGCTTGAAGTACGATTCCTTAAGCTCTGCGCCGATGAACTTACGCCCAGCCTTTAGGCTCATGTAACCCTCGCTGCCGATGCCCATGAATGGCGACCATACAATTTCCCCCGGATTGCTCCAGAGTTGCAGGCATCGCTGGATAACGTCCAATTGCAGCGGGCAGATATGGCGCTCGTCGTCGCTCTCACGGCCCTCACGGAAGTTAAGCGTGTCAGTCTGGTTGATATCCATCCACACAGGCGATGCATAGCGCTGCCACACGTCTACGCTAGTGTTATGGCTGCCTTCCTCTACCGTCCAGCATTCGCGGCCATCGTTCCATACGTGACGCTTAAAGCCAGGTGCAGGCTGATCGCCAACGTAGTAGGTGAAAGCCCCACTGATAGGCTCTGCATTGTCGCCTGGCTTGCGCATCATGATCATCGTGTCGGGAATGCCCATGCGGCTCATGCTGCTGTCTTTCTTGATGGTCTTGTGCAGCAACCCGAGAGCCTTGGTGCGCTGCATTGCCACTACCGGGTCTTTCCAGATAACAACCTCAGAGTGAAAAATGAAGCCAGCATCCTGATATGCGCGGATCAGCTCGCCACGGAAATCACGAATGCCAATAAACCCATCATTCTGCTTGCTGGTCGGCAAGTTCATGCAATGGATAGCGATAATCCGGCCAGGCTTCATGACTCTGAATTGCTCGCGGATCAGGAAAAGATACTGCTGCCAAAACTCGCCTGAGTCCTTGCTGTTTCCCATGTCACGGTCAGAGTTGGAATATGTGTAAAGCGACTCGAAAGGGGGACTGAACAGACTAAAGTGAACTGAATCGGCGGGCAATTTCATTGCGACCTCTACCGTGTCTGCGTGATATGCAGCAAAGTCGTTAGTTATAACTTGATCAATTACATTGCCCATTTCGGAAGCTCCATTTTTACTTGCGGGTTATATTCAGTTTTGGTTGTAGCAGCAGCGAAGATGGATTGATCCATCATGGTTTTCATGTGTTCAACCATCTTTTCGCCCAGAACTTTGTTCTGCTGGTCTTTGCGCTGGATGTTCTCGATAACTGCACCCTCGGTATCAGCCGAGACAACGTGAACATGCACCGGCATCGTCTGACCGAACCGCCAGCACCGGCGGATTGCCTGGTAGTACGACTCCCAGCTATCGGACAGGCCGACGAAGATCATCTGGTGGCATCCCTGGAAATTCATCCCAAACCCGCATATTTTTGGCTTGGACACCAGTACTCGAACCGATCCATGAGCAAACCCCATCATGGAATCAGTCTTGTGTTCCGCTGTATCTGCACCCTTTACCTCTACCGCATCACGAACGGCATGAGTCAGCAGGTCGCTTTCTTCGTTCAGGTGGCACCAGATCAGAACCTGTCCCTCCATGCTGTTGGCAATCTCTGCGGCCATAGCCACGCGATCACGCACGCTATCCTTGCGCGCCTTGTTGCGATCCTGAAGCCCTTGCGCCGGCTCAACAAATAGCGAGTCTTCCGGCTCAGTCTCAATGACGTGCGAGTGATAAACCAGCTCAGGCAGCGCATGGCGAGATCCATCAAAACCCAGATCGTCAGGCTTGCGGATGACGATTGCCCAAGTTGCAAGCCATTGGAAGAACTTAGACTGGCCGTGACCCTTCAATCGCCACTTGGCCACGTCGCCGCCATCATGGATGAAGAACATCGCCAGCATTTCCACCTGGCTCATGATGCCCAAGAACTCAGATTGCGTGCCAAGCTCCATAAAATCGTTGGGGCTTGGTGTAGCGGTGCAGCTCAGGCGGTACGGGATAGACTGCGCAAACTCGGTTATCTCTTTCCGGCGCCGCCCATCCATGCCTTTGAGAATGCTAGATTCGTCTAGCACTACACCTTTGAACACGTACGGGCTGAATTTGTGCAGTTGCTCATAGTTAGTGATCACCACATGCGGGCCAGACATAGGCGCGTCATGGTTTGCCTTCTCTACACGGATGCCATATTTGGCGCCTTCCTCGATGGTCTGGTTTGAAACAGCCAGCGGCGCCAGGATCAGGACAGGGCACCCGGTATGCTTTGCCACCTGATCAGACCATGCGAGCTGCATGATGGTTTTGCCCAGTCCGGTGTCTGCAAAAATAGCCGCCTTCCCGCGCTTGAGCGCCCACTTGACTATTGGCGCCTGGTAGTCAAATAGCGGGTAAGGCAAGTCAGCAACAGCGAAGCCGGCTTCTACATGCCTGAACGATTTAGCGCTGATGAACTCCTGATAATTCATGCTTCTCTCCATGACTCAAAATACCGAACCTTTTGGATAGTCCGATGGTGTACGTTGTAAATTGCTGCCTGCTGTTTCATGGTCAGGCCGCGCCGGTTTTCGCGTATCTCATGCACCTGGCGTTCGCTGAGCTTGGGCCTGCGGTGCGGTCTGTGTGCGGCTGGCATTAGTCCTCCCCTAGCGCCAGAAAGTCGCTAACCTTCATCTCGAAGAATGCCGCCAGCGTCTCAATGGTCGCCATTGATGCCGAGCGTGAGTTAGCCAGGCGGTTTACCCATACCTGGGTCACGCCAAGTTGCTCGGCCAGCTTTGCCTGGCTCATGCCCTTACTGATCAGCGCGTGCTTGATGCTTTTACCTACGTTCATCTTGACCCCTTGTGTCGTTGCTTGGTTTTGCGAACTATAAACCGGCCAGTTTGCCAATGCAAACGGATTAGGGTGAAAAATTATCTTGACTCGGTTTTTGGATGCATCTACAGTTCACCCCATGCCAGCAACAACGGCACAGGCAGCGTCAGACTGGAATAGCTGGCGATCATTTATGACGTAGGGTTTAGGAGATAGAGATGGGCCTTGATATTACCGCTTACAGAAAGCTGACCAAGATCGACGCTGTATTCGATGCTGACGGCGAACCAATCGACCCAAAAACGCGAGAGAGCATCGATTACGATTTTCATGCCTATCTGAACCCCGACTTCCCTGGGCGTGCTGACGATATCGAAGATCGAGCGATCTACTCGGCTCAAGACAGTATGGGCCTGCGCGCTGGAAGCTATGGCGGTTACAACCGCTGGCGAGATCAGCTGGCAAAGGTTGCCGGATATCCAGCTACTGACTACGAGCAGTACGGAAGAACAACAAAACGCCACGATGCAGGCGCATGGGATGCTGACTCAGGCCCGTTTTGGGAGCTGATCAACTTCAGTGATTGCGAAGGGGTAATTGGTTCTGCTGTTAGCGCGAAGCTGGCCAAGGACTTCGCAGAATTTCAGCAAGCCGCCGACCTTGAAGACGATATGTTCCGCACTAAATACGCCGAGTGGCGAGAGGCGTTTGAAATGGCATCCGAAGCTGGCGCCGTGCATTTCCACTAACCCGCCGCACTGCCGGTAGCAGGGCAAGCCTAATTTGACTGGAGAGCAAAATGACCGCCCCACTTTTCCACCTACAGCCTGACCAGTTCCTCGACACGACCGAGGGCCAGAACTGGCTGGCCGGCGCAGTTGATGACCTGATCGAAGGCACGCTGTATATCGACGGCAAGCGGATCGAAGAAGAAGTAATGCGGCTTGACGATGCGCTGGCAAAGCATGTTGTCGATACCTACAACTTTGGCGAGGACTACGACGGCGCACTAGGCCAGGTACTGCGCAACGTCCTGGCTGGCGATATCGACAAGGCAAGCGCGGCACTGCGCCTGCTGATCACCAAAGACGAAGTACGCGCCATGGCTGAAGAGCTGGTGCGCCCACTGACTCAGGTTTATGCGGATAGTTTGGAGGATGAAGATGGCGAGTGAGAATGTAGTGAAACGGTACGTGACGACATGCGATTGCATGAGCGAGGCTTCATGGGGTGATTACGTGAGGCATTCCGAGTACGAAGCCCTGCAATCCCTGAATGCCGAGCTGCTGGAGGCGCTTGTCGAAGTAACGGCAAGCCTTGCATGGAATGCACACGGAGAATGCCGCGCAATCCATGACGGGCCAATCATGCCGTCAAGTGGAGCGGTTGAGATGGGTAAAGCCGCCATCGCCAAGGCAAGGAGACAAGAATGACCGCCCACGAACGCGAGGCACGCGAGGCGATACGCCGCCTGGGTATATCGCCAGCGCCTATGATCGAACTAGGCGCACTGATCAGCTATATCAGCGACGGTCACTATCAGCGGCAGTATTGCGAGGGTGCGCGGGATAGTCTGATAGACAAGGCTAGGCACGCGGCAAACAAGCAGCGCCAACGATTGATTGATGCCGATTATTTGAGGAGAACAGCATGACCACGCCATTGGTGCAATCGATCAGCGATGAGCAATTGGCTGACAGTGAGCGACTGATAACAGAGCTTGATCGTGTGGCCGGCGCGCTGCCATCCGTGCGCGCCATGATAGCCCGCCTGCGCGCTGCTGAGGCTGATGCTAAGCGGTATCGCCATCTCCTTGAGAACGCGGTGAGCAAGCACAGCGCAGAGCAGACGCCAGTTCTGGTTTGTCAGTTCGATCTGCCTCTAAACGACTGGCGAAATGAGGTAAGCCGCAGGATCGACGCCGCCATGGAGCGCGAGCAATGACTATTCACCCTACCATGATCTACGCCCTGTTCTTCCTCGGTGGAATCTGGGCATTCGCATCGGCTTTTGCTGAGATGCTGGCACCATGACCCGCTACCAACGCGCCCGCCGCTACGCCATCTGGCGCGGCCTATGCTGTTCTATCAGCGTCTTTACTCTCTACGTGCTGGCTCTGGGGCTGGCTGACAAGATAACGGGGTGATCAATGGAAGACTACGGCGACCGCGACATGATGGCCATCTGCGCATTCCGCTACTGCCTGGGGCGCAGAACCTACGTGGTGAGCGAGTGCGTGGCGTGGCTGATTCGCGTGTGGGATAAGCTTGACGCGAAGGCGAGAGCGGTTATTGAGCGCGATCTACTGGAGGAGATCAAGCGCGACGATGATGCACGGGCAGAGGGTAGCCAGTGGCACCCGCTGGGCATGGACTTCGACCGGGCCGACTGGCTGAGGTTGCGTGACTTCATTATTGATAGCAAGGGGATGGATAAACGTACAGGTTGACGAGGTTGCTTAGTGCGGTAGACTGGGCGCGCTGAAGGTTTGAGACCCGGAAGCAAGCAAGACCAAAAGGGGCAGCCCGCAATGGCGAGCACCTTCCTACCCTGCGACCTTTAGCTTCCCCGCTATGGTCGGGTTGCAGGGGAAGTCTCAAAAGGTGTTCGACCAATGCGGGCTTTTTATTGGAGATTTGAAATGACTACAGATACTCAGATTGTCGCATTGCCTGAAAAGGAAACCGCGCTACAGGTTTACAGCGCGGCAAATGGCCTTGATCCGTTCCTGGCAAAAATCCGCGAAGAGATCGACGGATTTACGCCGGACGTGACCACTCGCAAGGGGCGCGAGGCGATTGCTTCTATCGCCTACAAGGTCGCCCGCTCCAAAACTGCGCTGGACAACGTAGGCAAGGAACTGGTTGCCGAGCTGAAAGAGGTGCCGAAGAAGATCGACGCCGAGCGCAAGCGCATGCGTGATTTGCTGGACAACTGGCAGGCCGAAGTGCGGCAGCCGCTTACCGAGTGGGAAGAGGCCGAGGAAGCGCGCAAGGCTAAGCATAAATCAGGAATTGATCAAATCAATCTGCGACTTGAGTGCCGCGACCTGGACGCCGAAGAACTGAAGTCAAACATTGCTTTGCTGGAAGGCATGGCAATCGGTGCCGAATGGGAAGAGTACGAAACAGAAGCCGCTCGATCCAAAGAAAAGGCACTGTTAGCGCTGCGCGAATCTCTGGTAGCACGCGAGAAGTACGAGGCCGAGCAGGCCGAACTGGAGCGACTGCGCGCCGAGGCCGCAGCACGCGAGCAGAAAGAACGCGAAGAACGCATCGCCCGCGAAGCAGCAGAGGCAGAGCGCTTGGCAGCAGAACGCCGAGCGCAAGAAGAGCGCGACGCTACAGCGCGTCGAGAGGCTGAAGCCAAGGCCGCAGCAGAGCGCCGCGAGCTGGAGCTAAAGCTGGCCGCAGAGCGCGCTGAACGCGAAGCGCTGGAGGCCAAGCAGCGCGCAGAACAGGCAGAGCGTGACGCACAGGCACGAGCTGAAGCAGCGGCAGCAGCCGAACGCCAGCGCCAGGCCGACGAGCAAGCACGAATCGAAGCCGAAGCGCAGGCGCGTGAAAAAGACCGCGCACACAAAAGCGCTGTCATGAAAGCAGCAAAAGAGGCAATCATGACCGCTGGCGTTACCGAAGAACAGGCCAAGGCCATCGTTAGGCTGATCGCGTCCGGCTCCGTGCCGCGCGTATCCATTTCGTACTGAGGTAGTTATGACTAATGCAATCGTAGAGCGCCACGAATCGGCGCCAGTAGTGGCAAGCAACAGCGGCGCGGATATTCTGCCGGTAATCATGCAACTTGCGTCTAATCCGCAGTGCGACCTGGACAAGATGGATCGTCTGCTGGCAATGCATGAGCGCATGACCGCGAAGAACGCGCAGACTGAGTTCAACGCTTCGATGGCTGCAATGCAGTGCGATATCCCTAGCATTGCAGAGCGTGGCGAGGGCCATAACCGCAAAACCTACGCCACGCTTGAGGATATCAACGACGTAATCAAGCCAATCATGCAGCGCTATGGCTTTGCCATGTCGTTTCGTGTTGAGCACAAGGCCGAAGGGGTTAGCGTCACGGGCGTCCTGATGCACCGCGCTGGGCACCGTGAAGAGACTACGATGCTACTGCCTACCGATACCAGCGGCGGCAAGAATGCCGTCCAGGCCGTCGCCAGCTCGGTGAGCTACGGCAAGCGATACGTCATGTGCGCAATGCTGAATATCAGCACCAGAGGCGAAGATGACGATGGTTATGCAGCCGCGCCAGTGGCCACCATCACGGAAGTGCAGGCAAAGGCCATTCGTGAACTGCTGGCCAAGTGCAAGCCTGAAACTCAAGACGGCTTTGTCAAGATGTACGGCGAGCCTGAAATGATCCATAAGTCAGACCACGACAAGGTTCGCGCCCAGCTTTCCAAGGCCGTACAGCGCGACCAAGGGGCGGCGCAATGACCATCATCGACAATATCGAACAGGGGTCAGCCGAATGGCTGGCCGCAAGGCTTGGCATCGTAACCATGTCAGAGCTGGATTGCCTGCTAGTGAACGGCAAGGGTGAGGCTGGCTTTGGCGTGGCTGCGTTCAGCTACATGAATCAGCTAATCGGTGAGCGGATCACTGGAGAGGCGGCAGAGTTGCCGTTTACCACCCGAGCCACAGAAAGGGGGCATGAGCTTGAAGGGAAGGCGCGCGACCTCTATATCGCCCAGGAAGGCGCCGAGCTGAGCCAGTGCGCCATTATCCTGAATCATGGGTGCGGTTACTCTCCCGACGCGCTGTCAGGCAATGACGGCCTGCTGGAGATCAAGACCAAGCTCCCGAAGTTTCAGGTTGACGTGATCCTGTCCGGCGAGATCCCGAAAGAGCACGTGGCCCAGTGTCAGGGAGGACTCTACGTTAGCGAACGCGAGTGGATTGATTTTGTCAGCTACTGGCCTGGCATGCCGATGTTCGTCAAGCGCGCCTATCGTGACGAAGAGCTGATTCGCAAGATTGCCGAGCGCATTGCGACGTTCTACGAACTGCTGGAGGCTCGCATGGAAAAGGTGCTAGCGGCATGAAGCGCCAGCGACCGACACGAGAGCAGATGCTAACGTGCTCCAGCATTACCGAGGCTATGCGCAAATACCGCATGGGACACGGCGTAGCTAAGCGACTGATGCAGGTGTACGGGATCGACTACGGTTATCAGAACACGCTGGAGCGGTCGATGGCAAACGAGAAACAACGTCACCGGCTGGCCCTGACGATTCGCCGGATGAAGGCGCAGGGAATGTCAGACCGCAAACTAGCAGAACACCTGGGCGTGTCAGTCTGGCAGATCCAGCAGGCGCGCCGGGAATACGAAATTGGACATACACACGGAGAGAACCATGGATAGCCAGGCACTGATCAAACAGCTACGCGCAGAGCAGCGCGATATCAAACCATCGACCAAATCGCCCCATGAGGGCATCCGCAAGGCAGTGCAGGCGCGATTCACTGAGCTTGGTCTAGCCATCGATGCCGAGCTGCTGCGCCATTCGCAGCGCGTAGTTTCTATTGTGTGAGGTGGGTATGAGCTGGAGACCAATCGAGGAATATCTCAAGTTAAGCCCCACGAAACGGCCAAAACCATGCATGTTCCGATATGCGCCAACAGAACCATCTAGGCCTGGCGGCAGTTGTCTTTCGGAGGCATATACGCATGAATATCCGTTCGGGAAGAGGGTGGCAACTCACTATTTCCATGTTGGAAAGGTGCCGCAATGCTAATTCCAACAAACGCCATCGCCATCAACGACAGCCAGCGCGAACACCTGGCACGACTAATGGCCGAGTTCGAGCAGCGCAATGGGCCAGTGCAGACTGCGCCCATTCGCATCGGTGACGCGCCAGAGTACAAGTTCTGTGTCACGCCACCTGGCAAGCCTAAGCCGGATGTGCAGAATCGTGACAAGGTGCCTACGGTGCGCAAGGACGTACTCAGGAAGCGGGAGAAAACGGAGACTATCCGCACGCTGGCAGCGCAAGGCATGGACTCCCGTCAGATCGCAGCTCAGACGGGAATGCGGCAAAAGTACGTGGCCGACCTGGCGTTTCAGGCAGGCATCAAGCTGCCGATGAACCCGCGCCGGAAGGTGGCAAAGTGAGCTGTGTAGTAACCCTCCACGCAGTGGGCGGCAAGCGCGCCATCCCTCTGGTCAAGGGCACGCAACCACGGCGCCCGGTATCGTGGGATGTTCGGGCATGGTTCGTCCTGCCATCAGGCGAGAAAATCACGCATTCCGCTAAGGTGCCAGGCCAGACAGCGGTTAGCCTGGTTCCGTTCGTAGGCGCGCTAATCGACAGCCTGGTGGCGGATCACGGGAACGAGGTTAGGTCATGCGGATGGCAGGCAATGACGCACGGGAGGAAATAGGATGGCAATGACAGCGGCAGAGCGTAAGGCCAAGCAGCGCGCAGAGGAAAACGCAGCGCTAGCCAAGCTGGGAGGCGGGCGTATCAATTTCCTCGTCTACGGCGAGACTATGCGCAAGCTGGAGGCGATTGCTAAGCAGCAGGGCTTTACCGGCCAGCAGTGGAAAGGAGAGGCCCTTACCTTTTTGATCGAAAACTATAAAATGTGACTTGTCACGCTGTTGGTTGGTTGCTATATTGAACCCATCGAAACGAACAACGCCCTGGAGGGTAATGCGATGAAACTGATGACAAACCGTAACGGTAACCTGGGTGAGCAAATGATCGGCACCCGTGAAGAGTTCAAAGCAGCCCTGACCGAGTGTTTCGCCGAGTGGCACCGCGACGCGGATACTGATCTTTCGCTTGAAGATTACATTGAAAAAAACCTGGACGAAAACCTAGACACGCCGACCGAAGAGGAACTGGAAAGCGTCGAGCGCCTAAACGCCTAACCAACCCGCCCGGTTCGCCGGGCATCACCACTGGAGGCAATCATGAGGCAGCGAGCAATACCAATCGAGAAGGTCGCCCTCGCGTATGAATTGCGCACCGAGGGTATTAGCTGGAAACGCATAGGCATAGTGCTAGGGCATCACCCGATACATTTGCGGGATGCACTGGCCTATGTCATCAAGAACGGATTTAGGAGAGCGTGAAATGAGCGAGCAGAAAGATTTGGAGAGGGCGGATTTTGAGAAATGGGCGGCAAGCGTTGGCTATCACACCGAGCGTGATAGGTTCCAGCGCGAACATTACCAATCAACGCTAACTTGGGAATTGTGGCGAGTTTGGCAAGCCCGCGCCAGCCTGCCGGTTGGTGTGCCGAATGGCTACATGCCAATCCCGACAGCCGAGCAACTGGCCGATGCGCTAGATGGAGTCAGCTGCTACCACGATCTGAGCGCTGAACTGATCGCGCCTCGACTGCTGGCTAATCTGCTGGCCTCCACAACCGTCAAGGCTGAGCAGGTGCAGTGCAAGACCTGCAACGACACAGCCATGATTGGCGACCTGCCGATTGAGTGCCCTGACTGCTGCCACGACGAAGTCCACTCCCTGCCGGCTGCTGGATCTGCCGACCTTACCGCCGTGCGCTGCCAGTGCTGCGCGACCGAGTATCCGCATGACAGCTACGACGCGGGATTCATCGCTGGTAGCGGCATGTGTCAGGTATGCGACGCAGCTATGCCGCCGAAGGACCTGCCAGCCGCCGAGCAATCCGCGCCGGGTGAGGTGGAGGAAGTTGAGGTGCGTGGATTGCAATGGCTGGACACTGGTCATTATCGAAAGAAGCCGCCACAGTTTGGCTATAACCCACATGACTGGAACCCGCTCATGACCGTCGCCCAGCACAAGCGGCTGATGGCGGCAGAAATACAGAAGCGATTCGACGGAAACGAGCAGTCCAGTCGGGAGCACCGCGAAGAACTGGCCCAGCTCGCCGCCCGCGATGACGGGGAGGTGCGGGTGCCGGTGGAGTTGGCTGAGCGCATTGCTACCCATCTCGAATGGGACGGAGAGGAATCGCTAACAGTAGTTCAGTACGCGAATAAGTGCGATGCACTGGCTGCCGAACTCCGCGCCCTTCTCAATGGGGGTGAGGCATGAGCGGGACCATCACAATGACCGGCGAGGAATACGACGCCCTGCAGGCAGAGGCCGAGGCGCTGCGGGCTGATAGTCAGCACTGGAAGAAAATGCACGCCGGCTCAATGGCTATGCGAATGTCTGCTGAGTTTGATCGCGATGAACTGCGCACCGAGCTGGATGAGGCTCGGGGATTGCTGCGTGAGGCACGAGAAGCGTATGCCGAGGCGACCCACTGGGAAGATCAGCACCCGGTAATGAAGAAAATAGACGCCTTCCTCACCGCCACCACATCGCCGGAAGTGCCAGACCATTTTGCCGAAGCCAGCAAAATGGTTTAGCAGGGAGAGCGACAAGAATGACCATCATAATTGCATGGGTGTGCCTATCGCCGCTATTTGCTGCGGTAGCGTGCCGGATAATCAGGAGTGACTATGCGTAACTTGGATTGGAACGAAGGGGCGCCGGGTGAACTGGTGCCGGGGATGGCACTACACATTGTGGGCGGCGGCATGGATCGAATCATGATCATTGGTCACACTGACGCAGCAGGGCAATCATCGCTTAATGATCCTGATGCAAGGGGCGTGGTGTCTGAAGACTATCGGGAGTACGTCAAGCGTTGGGCATACATCATCCAGCCTTATCAACTGGAATGGCTTGAATCAATGAATAAGCAGCATGGGAAGGGGAATAAATGAGCAGGCCAGAGCGATACACCGAGAACAATTCCAGCCGGGACTGGATCGACGAATTTTGCGCGACAAGCTCAGTCGAGGAAGTGCGCGGGGCTTTCCGGTTTACTATCGGGAAATACCTGAGACGGTATGGCAAGAAAGATGACCCATTGCAGGAAGCAATCAAGATTCAGGACTACGCCAATCGACTGGTGGCGTTTGAGCGAGAACAGAGGTCGTCCGACCATCTGGAGAATCGCCGCCACCCAATGACGCCGAACGTGATAGAGCCAGCTTATTCTTATGGATGCCTGGTTTGCGGAAAGCATGGCGGGCATGGCGGCCTTCAATGCCCCAAGGTGGGCACAGTAACAGCGGTAAGCGCCATTGAGCCGGCATCTCAGATTGATGACGATAGCCCGAGAATGCAGGCGATTGCGCAGAACGGCAATGATGGGCTGGCTTATTCCGAGCTTGACCGACTACGGGATGCGGCTGATTTCAATGATGACCTGCCCGCTTAATTGCGGGCCTTCTCCATAACCTTGTTCGCGTATGCGTGGCACTTCAGCAGTAGACTGTATTGCTCCGCATATGCGCGCTTGTAGTCCAGATAATCTTTTCCAGCTTGGGCGCTAAGTCTTGCGGCGGTGTCAGCAGTTCCGCTGGCGGCAGTAGATCCATCGGCTGACACTGCGGGGCAACTGGCCTTGACGTACACGACGCGACGGCCAGCGGCAATATCAGCGCGCTCAGCTTCAAGATCGGCCACCTTTTGGGCGTGGGCATCGTTCAATTCTCCTATCTGGCCGGTCAGCTCAAGCTGGCGATCATGGGCAGCCTTCGCTGTTGCGGCAACGCTATCGGCTATGGCCTGCATTTGCTCAGCATGGGAGGCGCGTAGCTGGTCGATTTGGCTGTTCAGGCGGTATCCGTTCACGCTCCAGGCCAGAAAGCCGCACAGAGCGCCTACGGCTGCGTATGGCGCAACCTTTAGCGCCCATGCAGGAATCACTGCTCTTGATCCTTTGTCAGAGATTCCTGCTTGATCACCCGAGACACAGCAGCCAGCAGGGCGCAGATAGTCGATAGCGCGGCGAACGTGCTCTCAGGCACTACGCCACGCCATAGCGGCAATGCAAGCTCAGCAGCGCCAAGGATAGCGGCCAGGATGGCGAACCGAAGCGACCAAAGCCGATGGCAGGCCGGCACGTTGTCGATCAGCTTCAGCCGCTTTGCGCGCTTCATTGCCACTGCCCTGTCGCCATCTGATTGCTGAGTCGCCTTGCCCTGGCCGGCGTCTGAGTTGCCCACTTGCTTTGCAGCATGGCCTTTGCAGCTTCCTGATATCGTCCGGCCTCGATCATGGCCAGTGTGTTTTTGAAACCAAGCAATCCGGCAACGCCCATCTGAAACGCCATGTTGATCAAGACGCCCTTGCGGGCCGGATCAAGTTTTGAGATCCACGGCAGGCGGTCGGACAATTCAGCATCAAGCAGCTTGAGGCGGTTGCGAAAAATGAACTCCGACTCTTCCGGTCGCAGCCCGCCGCCCTTGCGCTTGTCGATCAGGATGCCGATTCCGATAGTCCAGTATCCCAAATGATCTTGATAGGCGTGCAGCACCTCGCCTTCGTCGCGCTTGAGCTGGGCGTAGCTGTCGGTGATCATCGCTTAACCTCGCATGTGAAGCCGGTGCGCTTGACGGCAAACGTTCCAGAAGCACGGCAGTCATTGGCAATTTTCTGCCGCTCGTTTCCGGCTCCGATATCAGAACCAATCATGATCAGGATGGCTGCAAGGGCAGCGGCAAGCATAATGGCCAACCATGGAGCGGCAGCAGACAGCAAGATTTCGCGTTTTGATTCGGTCATTTCTCTACCTTACCGTTTGCCCACTTCTGAGCGATCACTCGCACCTGATTGACGCCGAGAACTCCGGTAAACCCAGCGCACGCATAGGCCCAGCCGCTCGACATTCCAAAGTGCTCAGCGCTAAGACCCACCACTACTGTGATGCAGGCGCCAAGTAACGCCTCAATAAACTGGCGCATTGGCTTAGACTCCCGATCATCATAGATGATACGCAAATAGCCCAGCACAAACGCCAGCAGGCCTGCTAGGCCATGAGTGTTTATCGCTTCCATCAGAGCCTGGAAAACTCCCGTATATTTTTCAGGCATAGCAGCCTCTTTCGTCCTGATCTTCAATTTCGTCTGCCATGCCTCGCCCTTAGTCGCCGTATCCGTCGAACGGGTTGAAAGTGTTTACCAGTTGCGCGAATCCGTACCGCTGGAACTTGTCTGTCATGATCTTCCAGCCCAGTCTAGCACGCAGGCAGCGGCCAAAGCCCCAAGGGAGGACACAGTAGAACTCAAACGCCACTGTGCGGCCTGCAAGGTCTACGGCTTCTGCGTAATACCATCCGGGCCGCTTGTACTTGTCGCTGATCGACTCGTCGCCTACATGCGTCACCGCAAGCGATGGCGAATAATCGACAGCGGCCTTGCGCGCATACCCATACAGCGGGTTGCGGATCATCCACATGCAGCGATTCAGGTATCCGCGCCAGCCGGTCGTATAGCCGGGGAATGGCGCCCGCTGTCGAACGTAGCCTTGATCGCCCTGCGGCGGGTTGTCGTAGGTGCCCCATAGCCAGCCCCATGAGTATGGGGCTAGGCCGTAAGGTTGCTCACGGTATATTGCCGCGATGATTGGAGCCGCTACTGGGACGGTCAGAAGCAGCGCCCAGTCCAGCAGGGATAGGGCGAGCCAGCGTAGGTAGATCATGGCCACGGAAACTCGGCCTGAATCTCAGCATATCGCTGGGCACCTGCCGCGTTTGCCGCGTCGATCTCCTCTTGCGGTGCTCCAGTTGCTTGCAGTCGCACGGCCTCCGCGAAGTGTCGATCACTTCCGGTTAATGGGTCGGCGTAGGCGCGTAGGCGCGCGGCCTCTACTTGATAGCGGGTCGGCGGGGCTGGCGGCGGAGGGTCGATCAGGATCGGCATTCCCATGTCGCTCCTACAAATAACTTTGCCTGATGCCACTCCCGCAAGGAGTTCGGCATGCTCGGCTAGTTCTATCTGTTTAGCTCCCGCCATGGGGTTTAGAGTAAATAGCCAGCGCCCATCGGCCTCAATAAATTTTGCGTACATAAGATTAGACTCCGAAGCCAACGGCGATATATGACGACGAAACACCACCAGAAACGCTAACAAAGCCGGACGCCGTAATACTGGAGGTACCGGTTGCATATACGATGCTCGGCACGGTGGCGTTATAAGAATTCATGTTTCCAAGCCTTGGGGGTGCAGAGAATCCTAAGGCAAAAGTCACCGACTGCCCGCTATCTCCTGTCGTACCGCCCCAGGCGATCTGAAACTTTCCAAGCCAATCGGGAAAGCGTATTGCGCCTACGCTAGCATCGCCCACCAGGATAAAGCCGAGGCGCAACTTCTTCGGCGACACCGCCACATCATCCAGCGCGCCGGCGTCCACCTCAGCCTGCGTTCCCACCCGCAGCACGCCGCGCAGCGTCTCTGTAGCATTTGCAGCCAGCGAACGGATAGCCTGGAAAACGCGCAGGGACGTGGAGTAGTTTGTGTTATCAGTTCCTGCCTCAGCTTGTGCTTGGGTCGCCTTGCTCGCCTTGTCCAGCTTCTCATTCAGCAGCGCATCCAGCCCACTAAACGCAATCCGCGCCCACTGGGTAGGCGTGCCGGTGTTGAAGTCCTGCACGTTGTTGTTTTGCAGCGACACCCACAGCGACAGGCCGTCATTCGCGGACAAGACTGCTCCAAGCGGATAACCGCCAGCGGCAACAATGTCAGCCTCGAACTTATACATGCCGCCCTTATTCTGGTGGACAACATGTTCGGTAATGTCGCGCAGGATGCCGTTGAAATCCTGGCCCTCGGGAGGGATGCCGCCTGCAACAAGCGGGATAGTCGTGATATACGGGAACCCCTGTTTAAACGAAGCAAGCTGCGGCTCAAGCACGCTCGGATCATCAGGGATATCATTAATCATATCCGGCACGGCATCCCGTGCAAACGGAATGGTTAGAACTTTATAGTCCGGCATAGAATGTCCCTTGGTTGAAAGGTTGGAAGCCAGTGCCAGTGAATCCGAAAGTCTCTGGCGGTATTGCGTCTAGCACTTCAATTTCAACGCCGCACGGTAGCGGCAATATATCCGTATTGTAAACTAGGTAACGCTCAAATGGAGTCAGCGCAAACTCAAATACATATCGAGCCTTCATATGGCCGGTAATCAGAAAATAGCACTTCTTGCCGTTAAAAGCAGCTTTCATCAACCGGTTAATATTTGGCGCGGTGGCATTGATAATGTTCACGGTTGCCTTGATAAAAATCAGTCCACGGTAAACATTATCCGGCAGCTCGTATGCGTTCTGAGTTGGCGAGAAAAAAGGACGCTGATTGAACGGATAGAATCCATCAGCGAACCCGAAATATTCGCCCTCCGGGTCGGCGATGGATACGCGCCGAGATATACCGACAATGCGGCCCCATATATCAAGGCCAAAGCCCTGAGCGGTATGCAAGTTCATGACGATATTGTAAAACTGTTCAATATCGGCAGACGGATCAAGACGGTCGCCAATATCCTCGATCAAACGCAACAGCACAGGGCTGTTAGCGTATTGAGACATGATGGTCGATTTAAGGAACGGCGACATACTGGCTAACCGTTATCAAGTTTGCAGCGGTGGACGGGAACTGATCAATGCCAAATTCTATCAGGCTAAGCCAAGTTGCGCCGTCTGTTGAAACTTTGATTTCAACAACGCCAAGCGCCGAATCTAGGCCGCAGCCAAACGACGACGCAACTACAGTCCCGCCGATGCGCGCGCGGCGCGACCCGGATGCTAGCTGGTCGGCAATACTCTGGCGTGCGGCGGTGATTTGCGGGCCAGATACTGAGTTGAAGTCGGCAACGCGAATATCGAAGTACAGCGGGATAATGTCGGGGCGCAGGAGCTTGACGTTATATTCAGGCGGGAAGCCGTCGTCATAGTTGTCCGTGTCTTTCCACAGAACATCCGTATTGCCGACGAACGCGCAGCCGGTGCCGCCCTTAGCCATGATCTTGCCGGCGATTTCGTAATCGTCGCCGCCAACCACGGACACAAGCAAGCTGTTGCGAATCATCGGGTAGTTTGTGGCGCCTACGGTGATGGATTCGTCGGTGGGGTTGTCGATCACGCGAACGTCAATAACGTCTGTCAGATCAAACACTGCGCCGAACACCGCGCTGTTTGTCAGCCTGCTATTAGCAGCCACCGAGTCCGCGCGGCGCAGCTCGAAGTCGGAGCGGGATTCTTCATTGCTGCCAGGCACTGCCGGGACTAGGTTCTCTGCCCGGTCGATGCCTGGCAGCGTGTCCAGCAGGTTGTTAATCGTGCCGGTGGCAGCCTGAATAGGGCCGGGGACTTGAGCGCGCGCGCTAACCGTAACGGTTCCGGTTGGCACGTCAACGGTGCCCATCTGCGTAGTTTCCCATATATTGCCGTTGCCATCTTGAACCTTAGCGCCAACAGGTACGATGCTGCCAGCCAATCCCGTGAAAGCAAGCGTGACAACTGAGCGCGTTGCTTGCGAACGGCTCAGGAAATAGATCGCGCCAAGCGCCTCCTGAAACTTGCCGAACGAATAGCGCGGATCGAAGTTGTTTGCCAGCTCGATAAACTGAGAATCCCGGTCAGTGATAACGGCAGTCAGCGACGTGACTAGCTGGCCTTGCGGCGTGCGTGAGTCCTCGGTGATATTCGGCCCGAACGCCTGACGCATGAGCGCCCACAGGCCATTCGTCACCGCTTCGCGTGTCGGCGCATCGATGCCCTGTGCCGTAAACTGAATGTTCGGGATTGTCATAGACTAATCTGGCCCGTCTGGTTTTCTTCGTTCGTGAAGATGATAGCGCCTATTACGTTGCGCCGGTCATTTGTTCTGATTGCAGCTTGCGCCGAAACAACGCCGCCGATTGATTTGGCGGCGTCCTCTAAATACATCTTGTACAGCGCCAGGGGAAACCCGGTTCCGCCTAGAATCTCGGTGTCGTAAGGAATCCCGGTCGCCGTATCATAATACAGATCACCCGTGAAAGTCCGGCATGCTGTCGATATGTCCTGAGCCTGCTGATAAATATCAGTGGCCACCGCGATATTGCCGTCTGCGTCTAGTGTTAAGTCCCAGGTGGTGGGCATAAGAAACAGTGTCGTAGCCATTACATTTCCTGATTCGGTGTCGGGCCACTGCCGTGATTGTGCCCATTATACACAGCGCGTGTGCCGGCCATACTCAAGTTCTGAGTGCTCACGTTATCGGTAATATCCCCAGTAGCGCGGATCGGGCAGTTAACCTGCAACAGTGTGCCATTGACTGTAACGGTGCCGGTCGAAGTTATGTTGATGCCCGACTCCAAGAACTCGATGAACTGAACCGGGGCGCCATTCAGGAAGCCGCCGATATATAGGCCGTCCGAAACATCGTACTCACGGCGCGAGGGCGGGGGGCCTTCCACCTTGTCTTTCTTCACGCTGGTTATGTCGCGCATGGCAAACGATGCCAACCCCAGGTCGCCGACTTTTGGGTCAATGATTATTGCGTTATGGCCACCTTGCAATCGGAAATATGGCAGCTTGTACAGCGTTTCGTTTGGTATGCCGTTGTTGTTGGCGTCCAGTTGCTGCACCAGGTCTACCACATCTACAAAACCCACCGGGCCGGTGACACCCGGCTCAACAGCGACCACGCGGACAACGGTATGCGTGAAAACGCGGCCAATCAGCCGGCCAATAATCGCTTCTTGCTGCATCGGCCCCGGCACGGATTGTTCCGGCGTAAACGGCCTACGCTCTGCTGATGGCGGCATCGTTTGCACCTCTGAAAGTTGCTTGAATATCCATGAACCACGCGCCGCCTGGAATCTCAGATTCTAGGGTGGTGGTCACGCCGAACGCGCGCCAATCGCCGTTAGTGGTCTCCATCAGCGAATCAGCAATGCGGATAATCCCGCCAAACCTGATCATCGGGTCCCACAGGCAGCGCACGTCAACGCCTTGGATGGTCGGCACCGGGTAGCCTAACAGGCCGGTCTTGGGCGTCAGGACTGGAATGCGCAGCGCCCTCGGCGCGCCCTGGGGCGCAATGGCAATCAACCCATGCTCGACGTACAGGTCAATCTGATACGCCGCGCACAGCTTGCGAATCTTGTTCATGTCGGTGTCAACCATCGTCACATTCTGCATTGTCAGTGACTCGGGTACGCCGTTGTTCTCAAATATGTAGCCCATGCGCTCGCATATATCAGCGATGGCCTGCACCACTGGTGTGTCGCCTGGCAATGCCAACGGGGTGGCGGGGCGGTATGCCTCCAAAATCCCCGCCATGCTCGATATGCGAAGCGCAATCTCTGGCGCGTTGCTGGTGTCGATATACGCGAACGTAATGTTGCCCTCGAACACATGCAGCAGTGGCTGGTCTTGCTCGCCGGCCTCGATACGAATGCGGTTCAGCATACTGTTCAGGTCTTGCCAGCGGATGCGCATTAGCTTGTGCATCGTCGAGAGCGACAGGCCGTAAATCGTGACCTCGGCGCTTGGCATGATGGCGCCGCCGCCGAACCGAACAACGGTAGAGACGCGCAACCCCTCGGCGGTCAGTACGTTGGTGCCGCTCTCGTCGAACGTATCGCCAATGAGCGTGATGGTGGCGCGGATGACCTTCTTATTCATCGGCAGGCGGCCAGTATGTCAGCAGTAAGCGCTGCCCGAGTTGCTGCCAGTCGGGATCGCTGTAACCTTGGTTGTCTACCATCATCAAGTCGCCTTCGATGGGTGCATAGGACAGCAGGGCGCGATTGCGAACGATGGTCTCGCCATTGACGCGAACAGTGATATACAGCCTGCCGCGACGGGTCACTATATCGATTGCGTACACGCTGCCGCCAGGGCGCGCGACTAGCGACTGGTTCGGCACGGCGCGCAGCGGGATGACTTCAATCAAAATTGCACCTCAATATCGCCTAGAGCCGACTGCACCTGATCCAAGAATTCCAGACCCTTATCACGCAGACCGGTGGCGATTTCACCCGCAGCACGCGCGCCCTGGCTCAGAATGGACTCGCCCGGCTCGCTCTCGACTTCTCCGGCATCAGTTGTATTGGCGTCTTCGGGGTTGGCCACGTCTTCCTGCTCGTATTGCACCCGCACCTCTCGAACCTCTTTCAGCTCGATGTTCGCCACGATGATCCTGTTGCCTTCATTCGGCAGGCGCCGATAGCCAAATCCAGTAATAGCCGCGTTGCGATGGACGTATTCAGGCGTCAGCACGTTGAACAGCAGGGTAGAGCGGGACAGCGCTTCAAGCTGAGCGATGAACGCCCCGCGCTCAAGCGTGCCGCCGCTGCCCTTTGTCATCTGCACGGTGGCGGTGTACGGTTCTTGGACTTTGTTGTAGCTGGCGAACGTGCCTTTCTCCAGAGGCGCATTGGCAACATTGGCCGTGTTCTGGAACTCCACCGAGGTGACGTTATCCGCCAGCAGGATGGGAATGCCGAACTCGTTGAATATGCCCCAGCGGTCGCCAAAAATCAGGCCGATGGCAAACGCACCGCCGAAACTGATCAGCGAGTTTAGACCTTCCTGAACTATCCCGCCTGGCCCAGGGGGCAGGACGGGGATGTTGGGCATTCCCGGAATCATAAGCCGCTCGCCGTCTGGTTAAGCATGTTTGCGCTCTTGTCCATAGCTGTCCCAAGTGCCTCAGTTGTAATAGCCGGCAGTGTAGCAGCAGTGGTATGCACATTCAGCTCATGGATATCCACTTTGGTTTCATTGCGCACGCTTGCGGATGCTTGCGGTGCGCCGCCAGTGACCGATGCGCCACGGGAGAAACTGCGCGCCGCTGCCGGTGCGTTAAGGCGGTTTTCGATCTTGCGGGCGTACCCTTGGCCTTCGCCGTAGCGGCCAAGCCCGCCAGCCAAGCTGCCAGCATCTTTCTCCAGCGCGTACAGGTACTCGAACGCGAACCGAATCTGTTCTTCAAGCGACTTGTTTTGCAGCGGCGTTACGCCATAGCCCGGATCGCGCGCAGTGGACTCCAGAATGCCGAACGGGCCGAACGCAGTGGACACTTTGCCGGTATGCGGCGCGATGCGCTTACCCTCGGCGTTTTTCTCGTAGTGGTACTTGGCCGGGTTGTCGATGAACTCTTTACGCCCGCCCGTTTCCTGCATCCATACGGCTTTTGCCAGTCCCTCGGGCCATCCGTACTTCTTGTCCTGCGCGGCCAGCATGGCGTCGATATCGGTGCCTTCTGAGTCGCCACCGAAAAACCCGCCCACGGCATCACGCACGCCGCGCACGATACCCGACAGCGTACCGCCCTTCGACGGGTCTTGCCCAACGGCTGTATCAACTGCGCCAGCTACATGCTCCACGGCGCCGCCAAGTAGGCCGGCAGCGTTCTTGAATGCAGCCTTGGGGATTCCGGCAAGATCACTCAGCGCGCCGCTGATATCGCCCGATGCAATCTTGCTCATGGCGCTAATAATGGCCTGCAATACCGGCATGGATTCCAGCATGTCGCGGCCAAGATTGCGGAAGCCTTCAGCCAGCGAATCGATGGACAGCTTGCCGTCATCAATAAAGCCTTTCAGCTCCAGCCACTTGCGGAATGCGCCTAGCGCTTCCTCCCAGTTGTTGTAGCCGGTTAGCAGACGAGCGAACCCGTTGGCCAGGTTGTCCACAGACAGTTCCGTGCCGTCTATGTACGCCTGGAACGCCTCCCAGTCGAACAGCGACTTGCCGCCCTCGGCCCACGTCTTGTAGTCGTCATATAGCAACAGGAAGCCGGCAGACAACAGAGCAACGGCAGCAATCAGTGTGGCGAAAGGCGCCAGCAGCGCTAGTGCCGCCAGCGTAGCCTTACCAAACGCCACCACCAACAGCGCACCGGCGGCATATGCGATCCCCTCAAACACGCGCTTAACGGCACGTTCGTTGCGCATCAGGTAGTCAACGAGCCGCTGCGCACCCTGCGTAACCTTGAGTAGCAGCGGGACAATCGCGTTACCCAGGATGGTTTTCATGCTTTGCCAGTAAGCGCCAAGCAGCGCCTGCTGACGACGCAGCTCACGACTTGCGGCCAGCTCCTGTTCGGTGCTGGTGCTCAGCGTGGCCTGCGCGTCGATCATGGCCTGCATGGCTTCGCGGCCTTGCATCAGAGCATTCGCAGTGTCGTCATCAATGCCCATGGCGGATGCCAGCGCATAGCCCTGGCGCCGATCCATGCGGCTAAACGATTCGGCCATGTCCAGCATGATGGCGTTCATGTCGCGCACCTTGCCGTGAGCATCGGTAACGCCTACACCCAGCGCGTTGAAGAACGGGAGCGCGGATGCGTCGCCCATGATCACCAGTTGCTGAATGGACTGATTCAGCCCCTTCATCGTGTTCTGCATAGCAGCGGCATCGCCGCCGAGTGCAGCAGCCGCGTTGCTCATGAGGGTAATGCTGCGGGCAGACTGGCCAAGGCGTTGCTGCATGAAATACAGCTGATCGTTGACCTTGGCGATGTTGGTGGCCAGACGCTCAAGAACCACGCTGCTACCCACGGCTGCGAACAGCGCGCGAATGCCGGAAGCGGCAGACACCAATGAACTAGATGTCTGCTTCGATTCCTTGCCAGTCCGCTCCATGGACTTCTGGACTTTGCCTGATTCGCGCTCGGCCTCTTTCGTCTGCTCACGGAACTTGCCTAGCTCAAGCTCAAGCTCCATGACCAGCTTATCGACTAGATGCGAACTCATTCTTTAAAGACTCCAGAAGCCCATCATTGTGGGTTGATACGTGGTGCAACTCGATTAGATTGAATGCGTCTTCTAGCGTTAGCTGTGCGTCTAGCTCGGCGTACGTTGCAAGTTTGTGATGCATGCAATAGTACGCTTCGCTCGACAGGTTCACGCAGCGAGCAAACGCCGCTTGATTCAGCGGCATCTGCACCCCGTCACTTTCGATTACCGGGTAACGCCTGCCTTCAAAAAATCGAGGTTAACCTTGATCGCCTCGATGCGCAGTTTCCACAGGGTTGCAATGCTCGTGATATCGCCGGCTGCGTGCTCGGTTGGCGGGATGATGGGCCGGGTCGCGCCGTCAGGAAGTTTCAGCTTGATAACGGTCAACAGTTCATCCAGCAGCTCTTGCGCCACGTGTTCCTCGATGCCGCCCAGCGCCTTCAATACCGCGTTCAGGATCTCGGCTATATCCAACATGCCGGTGAAGTCGCCAGAGCGCGCGCCATCCAAGCCCTTCAGCGCCGAAACATCCACGCCCGACTTCATCACCGCCAGCGCCGCACGGTTAGCCCAGCGGTCGCCACGAAGCAAAGGCATCTGGGAAACGACGAAGGTCTTGCCCTCGTCGCTACCCTCGGCAATCGTGACCTCTTTAGTCAGAATCGCCATCAGATGGATTCCTCACCGTTGATGACCAGGTTGAACACGTACTGAGTGCCGGCCAGCAGCTTCTGCGCGCTGGTGCCGCCGCTGTGGCTTACCATGAAGCCGGAAGCGTTGACGCGCTGGCCAGTGCTCGGCATGGTGATATCGAACGTGACGCGTTCGGTCTCTTTCTGCGCGTTGCAGTAGGCTCGGAACTGCTCCATCTGGATGCGGCTGGCGCTGTTGGCTTCGAGGAACACGGTGAAGGCCACTTCATGCGATACCCAGCCGCCAGACTGGAGGCCGTCAACACCGATGCGGGTTTCGCCGTTGGTGGCGTCGCCGAAGCCGAAGGCGTTATCGGCCTGAAAGCCTTGGAGTTGGATCGGGCTGGAAAAGTAGTTCTCAGTCGAGAACAGCACGACGCTGTTCGCGGCGGTAATGGTGCGGGGGTTGATGCCCATGGTCATGTCAGTGGCTCCTTATTGTACGTTGACGGATGCGAGGTTGACCGACTGGACACTACCCCCATCAGTATAAAAAAGGGTGAATGGCATGGAGCCGCGATTTCCTCTAACCTGCGCGTCAGCTGTCTTGATGTCAATCACATAACCCTTCGCCAGCAGATCAGGCACAACATCGCGGCCCGCCTGGCTGTTGATGATGGACTTCTGTTGTTGGCTGAGCGCTGCCGGGTCAACCAGCGGGCGAATGCCGCCGAAGTTGATCATTTCGTTGATCGGGTCCATAACGGCGGCGCGGTGGTATGCCTTGCCGACGTCGTTGTATGGGATCGAACCGTAGCTGATCAGCATGTTCATCAGGGCCAGTTGTAGCTGGCTGTTCAGGTAAATCTGATTGATGTAGTTGTCCGCCCAGCGGAACTTACCGGCCACAGCGCCGTTAGTCTGGAACTGGAAGCGGTCGTTAGCAGTGGCAAACGCAGCATAGAACGTGTATCCGTTGCTGATCAGCGCGGTGTAATCGGCTTCGCTGGTCACGTCAGCAGACAGGCCAGCCTGACGCATGAACATGATGTTGCGCCGGCCATTCTGGCGCTTGAAGTCAATCGCAACAATACCACCGCACAGCGCCGCGATCTTGTCGATGCTGCCGAAGTACGGCAGCGTGCCATCCTGCTCGGTCTCGGTCAGCCAGGCGCCGAACGATGCCGGGTTGTTGGCTACCAGAGCGCCGCCAGTGGTGTCCTGCACGACAGACATAAACCGGCTACGACGCAGGGTAGTCCACTCGGCAATCTCTTTCTTGGTATCGGCGTCCGGCTCGACCAGATCAGCAAAGACGGCGAAGTTGCTGGTGAACCCGATGTAGTAGCTGCGCGCCTCGGCAACGGTCATGGCGGCGGTGCCGTTCTCGGCTTGCGCGCCTTCTGCCTCGCTCAGTCGCAGCACGTCTGCCATCGCGCCAGTGGCGAGAGTGATGGTCGCAGCGGTGCCGGTCGCGGTGGTGGTGATCTCAAACACCTGGGCGCTCGCCACGAATGCACACGAAGCCGGGGCGGTCGCAGTGGTCAGAGCGGTGGTGATGATCGAGGCAGCATCGCTGAAACTGGTAGCGCTGGCCAGGTTCACGGTCAGGTTGTAATTGGTGCCGCCAATGACCAGGCTTAGCGCGCCGGTCTGCTTGATATCGTCAAGCGTCACGCTGCGCAGGCTGGCCGATTGCAGGACGGCAGGCAGGGCAGCGGATTTGTCGCCGGCCATCCACAGGCGCTCTGGAATCTTGGTGGCGCCTTCGTAGCCGAGGAAGTAGCGCTCAGCGAACGCATATTCGTCAGACAACAGGCCGAACACCTGGCCGACTTCTGCGGCGCTGCCGAACTCTCGCACACCGATAATGCGCGGAGAAGTAGCGGGGGAAATAAGCAGAGTGGACATAGACAGCGCGGTGCCGCCCGTTCCAATTGCGCTTGGTACTACGCTGACAATACGATCAGCGGGGATACTGGAAAAGGCCATTTAGCCACCCTCATTTACTGGAATGATTGCAATCTCTGCGCTGTCCGCAAAGTCTTGCGCGTGAGTTACCACGGGATTGTATTGTAAAGCAAGGTCTAAGATATAGCGATCTTCGTACTGATTGGAGTCGTTGATATACGGCAGGCGCTGCCGAGACTGGACATAGAGCGGCTTGCACTTAGTCAGGCGGTCGTATGCATAAGAGTTTCGCCACACCTGGGCAATGATCCTGCTTCGCCTGGGCGCCTCTTTGCCGTAGAACGAGAATTGCACTCGCGCCTCGACTGAGTTATGCACGGCGGCAAGTTCTGCGTCTGCGTCGTAATACGTCGAAGAATAGTCCAGCTCAGAATCGAACAACATGGCGATAGTTATCGCGTTATACGGCAGCGCGGCATAGTTCTGCGTGTCGCGGATAACTTGCGCGGGCGTAGCATCCGGCAGAGTCGCCAGGATGAACTGCCGCAGTTCCGTGATTATTTCGTAGTGATCGTCACTAGAAGTCGCCATTATGTAATCCTCACAAGCAACAGCCTCACCCACGCTCTGTACGATTCCAGCACTTTGTCAACCGACCAGCGGACGGGCAGCGACTCGCCGTAGGGCGTAAACACCAGCTCAGACGCGCCACGCTCCAGCCAGCGCTGAATGGCCGTGATGCTGCCGTATGCGTACACAGTGATGTACTCGCCTTGTCGGTCAACAAGGTTCAAGTGGTCTTTTTCCTCAGACCCCAGCGACTGCGCCTGAATCTGAATCGGATGCTCGACAAAGTTCGGCACTTGGTTGCCCTCGGAGTCAACCGTTGAGCCTTCGTTCACCCTCAGCACGGCTGCCAGGTTCGGGTTAACCAGGCTGGTCATGCCGTTGGCCATTGCGCGGACGTTAATCATCTGGGTTTATCTCATACGAAAAGGAGTTGCGGAGGAGGCGGTCGGGGCCGCGTAGGGGAGCATCCCAACCCTTCTGGCGTATGGTGCTCGGCGCGTTCGGCGGCTCTTCCCAGGTCATGACGGACATCTTCAATTCATCGGCCATGTGCTCACACACCAGCCGCATCGCCGTTTCGGGTTCATGCTGTTTCAGAAGCGCCGCCATCATGGCCGGCAGCTTGTCGCGGTTGTCAGCCACTGCTTTACGGAAGAACGGGCGCGGCGGGATCGTTTCGGTGCCGTATTCGTTCATATAGCCGACTTCTGCAACGCCTGCGCCATCCGGATACGTCTTATCCTCAAGAATCCCGACACGCGCCTTAACCGCACGCTGGGCGGCGATCTTTTGCAGCTTGTCGGCCAGGCTCATTGCACATACGTCCTACGCACCGGCATGGGCGACTTGCCGAGGCGGTACAGGAAGGAGCGGTATTTCTTACTGATTTGCCAGTACGTCGCGCCGTAGGGCGTCTGCAAGTACCAGCGTTCGTTATTCCCGAGAGTACCGTAATCCAGCGAGATCGACACGGAGCCTTCAGTGGCGCTAGCCACCCGGCCCACGACAGCGTTGCCGCTTTCAGTCTGCTGATTCAGCGTCGCCAGGTGCGCCACCAACAAATAAAGCATGGTCTTGCGCGCCTCCACGTCCTTCACGATGCTGCAATCCGTGTTGTCGAGGAAGCCCTCGGCAATGCTGAAGAACATCCGAAGCTGTGCGTCAGTCGCCACGATGGTCGGGTACAGTGCGCGGAACTCTGCAATATCAAAAACTACAACGGCCATGGTCATTCTGCCCTAGTGGGTGGTGCGTTTCAGCATAACAAAAAAGCCGCACAAAGGCGGCTTTCATGCATGTGGCGCTGGGTTACTTAGCACTCAGATGGCTGGGCTACGGCACGCACCAGCGCCATGATGCCAGTCTGGATGTCGGTCTTTCCGATGGCCGACCAGCGGAAAGGCTCAGCGGCGTGGAAGCGGTTGAACTCGGCCTTGGCTTCGGCCTCGACTTCACTGGTCGAAGCTTGATCCATGGCGTTGATCTTGGCGACCTCTTGCAGCTTGAGCAGGTCGGCCAGTTCGGCTTGCAGCTCCAACAGCTCAGCACCCTTGGCCTTGATGCGGTTCATCAGGTCAATTTCTTCCTGACTCAGCTCACGATAACCCTTGATCTTGCGATGTTGGTTTTCCATTATTTTTCCACCTTACCCAGACCGCCCTCTTTGGCGTCGCCGGTCAGTTGCGGCAGTTGCTCGGTGCCGGACTTGTTGCCTTTCTTCTCGTTCGCCTCGGCCTTAACCGAGCGCTCCTGAGCATGGGCAAACACAAAGCCGCCCTTGACCAGCTTGGAGTCCTTGAACTTCTCGCGCCAGGCGTCCCACAGGTCTTTTGGCACGTCGTGGGTGATGCCGTGGCCAGTGCCTTGGATCAGATTCTGGTTCCAGCCGTTGATTCGGTACTCGACTTCCTTTCCGCCCACCTGTGCGGACATAAGAACGCCGTTCGGGAGTTTGCAGCCGATTGTCACAGTGCTCATAAATTCTCCAGTAGTAAAGGCGGGGCCGAAGCCCCGCTAATAGTTTAGGTCAGGATCAGGCTGGCGACCATCAGCGGGCGATAGATAATCGCGCCGACGGTGCCCTGGCTGCGCTTCTGCTGCCAGCTCGACAGACCCAGAACCATCGGATGCACGCGCATCTTTTCGGTGAAGGTCGGCTCGATGGTGCGGACGCCTTCGTACTCCTCGACAATGAGGTACACCAGCTCACCGGCTGCGGTGGACATTTCCGGCGCAGTCTCAATGCGCATGTTCGGGAAGTTCTTCTTGAGCTGATCAACCACGTTCACGTTGTACTGGTTGGTCTTCAGCAGGTTCACTTCGTTAGCCGGGGACAGCAGAAGAACCATGCGTGCGTCACGGTCAACCAAGCCCTTGGTCTGGCCGATAAGGCGACCGTACAGCGCGCCCTGAACCGAAGCAAACACCTGATCAGCGGTCAGCAGATCCCAGTCAGCACCAGGCTGCGAAGCCGACAGCGACGGGTCGTTCAGCAGGCCATAGTTGGCCAGACCGGAAACGCCGTTGAAGTAGCTCTTGTTCTGAAACTTGTTCAGCACCAGAGCGGCAGCGATCTGCTTGCGGGCTACCCAATCCAGTTTGGCGGCACCGGCACGCTCTACCTCACGCTCGCCGACTTCGACGATGGTCTGGTAGTGGTAAGGCTGGCGGTTTTCCCAGTTGACGTTCGCACCGGACATACCGTTGGTGCCGAAGTCGTCATAGCTGGAAACTTCACCAGTCGATTCTGCAATCGGGAATTGCAAGTTATCGTCAACCCAGGTGCCCTTCTTGGTCTCGCCGAAAATCTGCGCGGCCTTCATCGGCTCTACAGCGATCTCGATGACGCGCGGGTCAACGTAGGTGGTGAACATGGCCAGGATGCCGGCGTTCGGTGCGGTGATCAGGTCGGCGTCGTTGGCAACGGTGGCGCGAGCCATGTTATCCAGCTCTCGCGGCTGAAAACCAGTTTGATACACGATACCCGCGTCATTGGCGAGCGCGTGAAAGTTCAGTTTCTCAGACATTTGCGCGCTCCTTAGATAGACGCTTTGGTGATTTTGACCAGCTCGCCGGCGGTCTTAGCCTCGGCAGCGATGAAGCCGGTAGCAATATTAGGAACTGGTGTGACAGCGCCATTATCGGCAGCAAGAGTAGGCGCGCCCGTTACAGGGTCCGCATACACGGCAGCGCCAACAGTGGAGT